ACGAAAAGATTACACAAGTTTTGTTATCTGGCAAACCTGTGAGTCCTGACGAAATTGCAGCAGTATTCAAAGGCACCGACCAAGAAGCAGTCTTGTATCGCCTCTCTACCAACATTTACAATATCCGCAAAGATGGCGGTATTGTGAAAGTTCTCAAAACTGGCCGTAAAGTAACCGGTTACCAATTGGTTAACTTTGAGCAATTCGATAAGAATGGCCGTTACATTCAACCTGCCGCTAAGAAAGCAACACCTGCTCCCGTAGCAACACCTACACCTGCTGTTGAATTAGAAGCAGAAACAGTTTAATTTTTTCATATGTTGTTTCTTTCTAGCCAAGGCTTCGGCCTTGGCATTTTTTTATATATAACCGTATGAATAAAATATCTGCCAAAAATGATGCATATTATACTTTGCTCGTTATTGTTTGTGCACTTGGTTTAACTTATGCTCTTTTTTTATTATGAAAATAAATCCAATTCGGCCTTATTTTGATAATTATTCTTGGTGGGAATCTCCACATTTACCGAATAATAAAAACCTATATCAAACAACGCCTTCTGATGGCGCCCTCCAGTTTGGATCCCGCAACACCATCGCAGTCCGTGACCATGGCGTATTAACACCAGTAGTCCAACCTGCATGCGTCCTCCACATTTCCACAGAAGCAAAACTGTTGTATAAAAACAACGTTGTAAATTAACAACAAACGCATATTTTTCTTGACGGACTCCGTGGAGCCTGTATAATGGATTTTATTGAGTGAGGAGAATTTATGATTAGTTTTGTTGATGGAATGTATACCGCAGTAATCAACGGCAAGACCGTTAAACGCACAAACCTTAAGCATTTAGAGTATGTTTTGCGTAAGAGTCTGCAAACAGAGTCCGTTGCGGATCCTGTTGTTCAAGAATCTAAATTTACAATCAATCAACGCTTCGGCTTTTTATCTGATATGATTGTAATGTTAGCCAAAGGCGACCAACCATCCGTTGTTGTTACAGGACCTGGTGGTCTTGGTAAATCTCATACAGTTACCACAGCACTAAGAAATGCTGGCCTCAAAGATTTGTCCGTGCTTGATGAGTATGAAGTCGGTGCACCTGTACCAAAAAATGCTTTTATCGTCATCAAAGGTTATTCAACACCTAAGGGGCTTTATAGAACGCTTTTCGAGAATCGTCATAGCGTTATCGTGTTTGATGACTGTGATAGCGTATTGAAAGATGCAGTATCATTAAATCTACTCAAAGGTGCATTAGATAGTTATAGCAAGCGTATCATTTCATGGCGTGCTGACATCAAAGATGAAGATTTACCTACATCATTTGAATTCAAAGGTCGTGTAGTGTTCATTTCTAATATGTCATCTAATCAGCTTGACCAAGCTATTATCTCTCGCTCTATGTCGGTTGATGTAACTATGACCAAAGAGCAGAAGGTCGAGCGTATGCGTCATCTAGTCAGCGAAAAATCATTTATGCCTGACTTTGATATGGTATGTAAGAATGATGCGTTAAACTTAATTGCTAGTTTAGTTGATTCTGTCAAAGAGTTATCATTACGCACATTGATTCAAGTTACCAAGATTCGTAAATCGAATCCTAATGGCAACTGGAAAGATTTAGCAACTTACGCTATATGTGGGTGATTGTTGTATGAGAACAACTATACCACAAGTTTTTCTTGACCTGTGGTATGGTTGTGTTATAATGGTTATATTATGTGGAGAATTGTATGAGTATAAGTGCTTACCGTGAAGTTACCGATTGGTCAGATAGTGAATATTATGTGCCTAATCACACCTATTTGTTTGATGGTAAATCAAATATCTTGGCATATGAAATTGCTGGCACTAAAGAGGTTGTTGTATTTAAAAAACCATTAAAGGTAAGCACCACTCGCCGTAAATTTGAAAAAGTTAAACACAAAGCACTAGACAAATTAGCAAAAACTTTACAATCAGAAGAAAAAACTTTACAATCAACCAATCCACAATGGCAAGTAAAGAGCGATTCAGGTAAGGTTTATACAGTAGAATTGATTAGCGGTAAGTATAGTTGTAATTGTGTAGGATACGGATATAGAAATTCTTGCCGTCATTCAAAAGAAATAGCAGAAATGAATAAATAGGTGTATGTCGCCGGATGGGGGTCCGCACATACTCTAACATAGAAAGGTTATGCCAGCATGAATATTTATTCTATCTACAAAGCTACAAACAAAACGAACGGCAAAGTTTATATTGGTATGGATTCTAATTGGCCAAAAAGGTATAGTGAACATCACAACGAATTAAAAAGAAGTAAAACTAAATTTCACAATGCTATTAAAAAATATGGTAGAGATAATTTTGAATGGTGCTTAATATATCAGTCTAATGATTATGAACATATAAAAAGTATGGAATGTTTTTTTATTGAAGAATATGATACATTTAAACATGGTTATAATATGACTTTAGGTGGTGAAGGTATAAAAGGTTATATTATGCCTGAAGAACATAAAAGAAAAATTGGTGAAGCTAATAAAGGAAAACTAAAAAGTGAAGAACACAAAAAGAAACTATCTGAATTAGCAAAAAAACAAACTAATCGTGATATATCGGGAATAGGTACTTATTGGAAAGGCCGTAAAAGAAGCAAAGAAGATATTGAAAATAGAACAGATAAAATATCTTCAATTTGGATTATTACAACGCCAAATGGCGAAATAAAAGAAATAAAAAATTTGAATAAATTTTGTAGAGAAAATAATTTGTCACCATCACATATGGGAGCAATTGCATCAGGCAAAAGAAACCACCACAAAGGGTGGAAATGTATTAAAAAACACAGCGAACAAGTAAGGAATGAAAATGAGTGAGAATAAAAGAGTATATTGTAGTTGTGGAGATTCTATTGAACCAGGCTGTAATGCAGAATGTGCTACCTGTGTTTTGATTTTGAAAAGTGAAATTAAACAATTAAAGGCAACACGATTGGAATATGCTGAAGCAGTTTTAGAAGCACTTGATGATTGGGGTTGTTATGCAGGTGATTACTTTCAAGAGAAGCATGGATTTTATGATGACCTTGCTAAATGGTCTGAGATAGTAAAAACTTTAAGAGAAGTGAGTGAGAAATGAATTGTCCTAAATGCGGATTGATAAATGACCCAAGAGCTATGGGAACAGTTTTACCTCTATGTTTATGTCAATGGAGAAATTACACCACACCACAATATCGTGAATTAAGTGATGCAACAATACGAGAACTGTCAGTTGCTTTTATGTTGGTATTACGCAGAACTCCTGAAGATGAACTTTTTGAAAATGTATATGAATATTCAAAATTACTATTAAAGAAAGCGAGTGAGGAATGATATTAACTGGATTTTTATTTGCTATTGGTGCAACACTTGGAACATTATTAACTTGGGTTACAATCAGCAAAATTGAACAAATGTATTCCGATTGGCAATACAAAAAGCGTTGGGATGCAATTAAAAAGAAAGAGAATGAGAAATGAGTTGGGCTGATGAATTTTATTATGATCCACCACAAGCATCTTGGATTGAGCGTTTAAGTTTTCGTGATTGGAGATGGCAAACTAAAACAGGTGAATTCATTAGTATTAAAGATATGAACGATTCACATTTATTAAATGCAGCAAAATTATGCCGTGATAGAGAAATGCTAGACGGTATGTTAAAAGAAATGACTTATAGATTATTTGAAGAAAGGGTTAAAAATGGGAACAAGAGGCCTTACTAAAGTTTTTGATGAAAATGGCGAACAACTTATTAATTTATATCGCCAATACGATTCTTATCCAACAGGACATGGTGCTGAGTTAGCGGAATTTTTGTCATCAGGTCGCATGGTCAATGGACTAGATGGCATTGGTAAAGTAAAACAATTCAATGGTGCAGGTTGTTTAGCGGCACAATTAGTAGCACACTTCAAACAAAGTGCAGGTGGTTTTTATATCTACCCTGTAACCACAGAAGATTGTGGCCAAGATTATGAGTATGAAATTCATACTGTTGATGGAGAATTGCGAATTAAAATTATAGACTGTGGTTGTAATATGTTTGGTTTAACACAATCAAACACTTATAAAACTATTTTCGAAGGCAACTTAAAACAATTTGAAAAGTATTGCTCTACTGAGCGATATGATGAAGAACCAGCTCATGCCTTTGATACACAATCAGGCAAAGATTGGTTGAAATCTATATTGAATGATGGTGTAGCAACCATTACATTCACTAAGAGAGATGGTACAGAGCGTGCAATGAAATGCACCTTAGACCGTAAGATGTTACCACAGGTTGTAACTGAAGAAACCAAGAAAACTAAAACAATTTCTGATGATGTATTACCTGTTTATGATATTGAAGCACAAGGCTGGCGGTCATTCCGCTGGGATTCTATAACTAAAGTGGATATTAAACTATGATTAAATTATGGCAGTTTTTATGGCACGGTTGTTGGCATGATTGGAAGTTTATTAACAAAGGTCATTTAGAACATAATGGTAATCGTGTAGGTCAGTATTACCAATATCAATGTAAGAAATGTGCTCGTATAGAAGATAGGAATTGTTTATGACAAATTTTCATGAATTAGAAAAAGAAGAAATGTTTGATTACTTGGACACTTTAAGAGAAACTGGTGTAGTGAATATGTTTGGTGCTACCCCATATGTCCAAGAAGCATTTGACTTAACTAAAGCAGAAGCAAAAGCAATCTTAAAAGAATGGATGGAAACTTATGGCAAACGATAGATTTGATTTTGAGCAACAAATAATGGATTGTTGGAGAATTACGGATGATATCAGAGATACATCTGAAGGCCTTCTTGAAGGTGATTTGAATACAGATGAAGCAGCTAACATTCTGATTGGCCTCCGCCAATTGTATGAATTGAAATTTAATAAATTGTGGGATATGTTTGAAGGTGTAATCATGCCAATAGTGCGAGAGAACACAATGTTGAATGATGAGTGTTCTGCATTAAGAGAGCAATTATTAGATGCAACAGAAATGGTGCCTGTTATTACAACAAAGAAAGGTAAGAAATGAAAGCATTTCCATTTGAAAAATTTGGTGAAAGCCATGAAGGCATGGATTTAAGAGATTACTTTGCTACTGAAGCAATGGCATATTGGCTTCATTATCCAATTGAATTAAACGACATGAACAGAGTAGCAAAAAAAGCATACGAAATGGCAGACGCAATGATGAAAGCGAGAGAACAATGAAATACATTGCTAAACCTAATTTGTTCAATAACAAAGGCCTAAAAGAATTTGATAATGCTAAATCAGCTATCGTGTATTTGAATGAAGCATTATCTGATAGTGGTGTAGATGAAAAGTATGATTATGTTTTTATTGCACCAAAAGTATCCGACAAAAAACTCAAACAATCGATTGAAGAATATGTCGGCATTGGTAAGTTGATAATACAGGAGTAATTATGGAACATGATGATGTACCAGAACCAAAATCTGATTTAGAAAAGTGGAAACCAGTTGTGGATGCTTTGACTGAATTAAGAGATAATCTAAAAGCAATACAAGTGGCAAACAACCTAAGGACGCTTGACAGAATAGACCAAAGTGTGGTAGAATCCAGGTGTACCGAAGCAAATGAAGTTATTAATTATATTATGAGGAAATAAAATGAAATCTAAATTGTTGTTATCGTTGTTATTTGTATCTGGCTTAGCCGCCTGTTCATCTAGTAAAGTGCCAGTAGATGATTTTACTAAAAATGGCCAAGTATATAAACTAAAGAACTATGAAGGTCCTGAAGCAATGCAAAGTACCGAAGTTGTGCAAGCTTCTAAACAATGTATTTTTGCCAAAATGAAACCTAATGTTCATTACCTTAATGTTAAAACTGACCAAGGTCGTGTAATGGTACCAGTTAATGTTACTTGTGAGCCTTACTAATCATGTTTGAAACATTATCTTCCCATGGTATTACACCATCAGTATTGCAAATATTAATTATTGTTGCAATTACTGTTGTTATACTTGGTATGTTCTGGCAATATATTCTAGCTGGTGCTGCTATCTTATTTTGTGTATATGTGTTTATTATACCTGATGCTTCTACTAAAGAAGTTAAAAAACCAGAAACGGTTAAAAGTGTAGTTGTTGAAGAAAAAGATGATACACCAATTGAATATATACAAGATTGTATGCGTTATACAAGTAAGAATGAAACTGCCTGTATTAAATTATGGCATGAAAGAGAAAATGATGAATGATGAACAATTACTCCATTTAGTGGATGAGATAGATAATAAACTGGTTGAATGGGGTGCGTCCAATAAGTTACCACCGACTTCTCTAGCAGGTGTTATACTAGGTCGATTAGTCATCATGGCACGACAAACCAAGTGTACGGAAGACTTATCTATGCTACTAGATAGTGTTAAAGAAACCTTATTAGATAAACCTAAAGAGAATATACATTAATATGAAAATTGCATTAGACTTTGATGATACCTATACAAGAGATATGCAAGGTTGGAATGCATTTATCTCGTTATTCCAATCTCGTGGTCATACAATATATTGCGTTACAGCAAGAGGTGATAATGATTCGGCGGAAGTTTATGATACCATAGGTAAAATTATTGGTAATGATAAATGTATATTTGCTAATTTTGTGGCTAAAAAAGATGTTGTTTCAAAATTAGGAATTTATATTGATGTTTGGATTGATGATAGTCCATTCTTTATAACACACAGTTTTAAAAAAGATGAAAAAACAGGATTATGGTTATGAAAATAGCTTATTTGGATAAATAGGTGTAGGCCACGGAATGGGGATTCCTGCCTACTCTAACATCAGCGAGGATGTCAGCATGAATATTTATTCTATCTATAAATCTACTTGTATTATCACAAATCAATGTTATATTGGTTTTGATTCTAATTGGCCAAAAAGAAAAATTGGACACAAGCATCAATCAAAAAAACAAAACAATATTAAATTTTACAATGCAATTCGTAAGTATGGTTGGGATAATTTTGTTTGGGAAGTAATATATCAATCAAAAGATGGAAAACATTGTTTAGATGTTATGGAACCTTACTTTATAAAAGAACATGATTCTATGTTAAATGGTTTGAATACTTCACCTGGCGGAAATCGTGGTCCAATTTTATTTGGTGAGTCTAATGGAATGTTTGGTAAAACGCATAGTGAACAAGTAAAAAAAGATGGTGCAGAAAGAGCGAGAAAAACATTCACTGGTAAATCTTATGAAGAATTGTATGGTACAGAAAAATCAAATAATTTAAAAAAAATCAGAAGTGAAAAAGCAAAATGCAAAAATAATTCTGTAAAAAACAATCCTAGATTTGATTTTAAAGAATATACATTTTTTAATATTGAAACTAATGAAAAAACGACATCTACCAGATACGATTTTTATACAAAGTATGGTATCAATAAGGGTGGGGTTTCAGAAATGGTAAACAAAGGTATAACATACAAAAAATGGTGTGTTGTATCAAAACAACATCATGGTTGACAATAACCTTGGATATGTTATAATGGTTGTAATATGATAAACAAAGGAATGATTATGGAAGAGAAAGGAAAAGGTGTCGGAAGCTTGCGTATTGCATTGGCTTCCGACCTTTAGCTACATTTAGAATTCGGAGATATTAATTTAAAAAATGAGCAGAAGGCTGAAGTGCTTATTTTGTCTGGAGACATTTGTACAGCCAAAGTATTCAAAAAAGGTGGTTATGCCAAGAAAACGGTTCTTGAATTTTTCAGTCGTGTAGCATTCCAATTCCCCCATGTCGTGTATGTGATGGGTAATCATGAGCATTATGATTTTGATATTGCTAAAACTGAAGAAACATTGAAATGCCAATTAGGTATTTGGCCTAACATTCACCTATTGGAAAAAGAAACATGGGAACACCAAGGTATCACCTTTGTTGGTGGTACATTATGGACTGATATGAACAAGGAAGATGATTTGACAATGTACCATGTTGGCCGTAGCATGAATGATTTTCAATGTGTTATCAATAGCAATCGTAAGCTTAGTAGAAAAGTCCCATTGTATGCTAAAGATGCTGAAAATAATTATATCAAAGATGAAAAAGGTTATATGATTATTGAATCGTATAAATTTAAGGAAGAAAATTCTACTTGGAATACCGAAGATGCGGTTGCTGACCATAAGAAAATGTTAGACTATATCAACATTGTAACACAAGATAAGTCAAAAACTTATGTAGCAGTAACACATCATGCACCATCACCATTAAGTATTGCTGAATGGTATAAGAATGATACATTGATGAATGGCGGGTTTCATAGTAATCTAAATGATTTTATTATGGACAGGCCACAGATTAAATTGTGGACTCATGGTCATATGCACAATGTATCAGACTACATGATGGGTGATACCAGAGTGGTTTGTAATCCTCGTGGTTATGTGAAGTATGAGCAACGAGCAAAAGAATTTGAATTGAAATATTTGGAGATTTGATATGAACGAGAAGATTAAAGAACTCATGCTTCAAGCCGGTTATGCGGCACCTGAAATGGCAGCTCGTGCCAACAAATTAGCCGAGTTGATTGTGAAGGAATGTTGTCAAATTGTTTTAGATTGTAGTATTCCTGGAAGCAATAATGAAAGAGATTTTGTGGTTACTGCGAGAGAAATAAAACAACATTTTGGAGTTGAAGAATGAATAAAAAATTAAAGGAAATTGCTTCAAACTATTGGGACGATGATTATTTTACTGATTTTGACAAATCTGGTAATATGCGACATTTTCTTAATGAATATGGCAAATATATTATTAGAGAATGTGCGCATGTTGCCTTGATGAGTAATGGGAACAATTTACATGTTTGCGAGTTAATTAAACAACATTTTGGATTTGAAAAATGAACGAGAAGATTAAACTACTTGCTGAACAGGCTGGCTTAAATTTTGGCACTAATATTAGTGGTATAGAGTTAGTGTATGGTACTTTCGAAGGCTCAGTTATTTCGCATATTGACAGCGAAGAATTAACCAAGTTCGCCGAGTTGATTGTGGCGGAATGTGTGGAACAGATCCGGACCGGAGTAAAAACCAATCCGCCCCAGGCAGAACCGCCTGAATTGGTTCAAACTCTGGTACGCAGAATTGAACGACATTTTGGAGTTGAATAATGCACATACTTAATGACATTGAAGATTTGTATAATTTGATTGATGCGGTTATTCTTGAAGGTCGGCCATTGAATTATGAA